GGCTGGGCCTGTTTGAGCATTACATGAACGCGCGCCGTCTGGCGTGGCCTGATCGTTACCGTCACCACTGGACGGACTTGATGTACCACAACTTTATCGAGAACGACGTGACGATTCTCATGGGTGCGGCCTCGACTCAGAAAACAAGTCACGCCGTCGAATACGCCCTCATGTCCTATCTCGCCAAGCCGGACAACACCCTGGTCATCCTCTCCACAACCACCATGGACAAGCTGGACATTGGGGTGTGGGCGGAATTGACTATGCTCTGGCAAAACGCGCGCAATCTTCATCCGTGGATACCGGGCCATATCGTTCAGTACAAGCGCGCCATCACGACCGACAACATGGATGAGGACGAGATTCGGATATTCCGCAAGGGCGTCATTTGCCGTCCTTGCATCGTGGGCAACCGATTTGTGGGCTTGGGCACGTTGGCCGGCGTGAAACAGGACAACATTATTTACGTGTGCGACGAGCTTCAATTCATGAGTGAAGGGTTTTCCGGTTCCTGGCCGCATCTGTTCTCCAACAGCAACGTAAAGATCATTGGGTCAGGGAATCCGAAGCACGACCCGGAAGATCAGCTTTCGCTGACGGCGGAGCCGTTGGAGGGGTGGGCGAACCACCCGGAACCAACCACGACCGAAGTTTGGCCGACCAAGTTCATGGGCGGGAAATGCGTCAACCTGTACGGGCCGGACTCGGACAATTTCAAAGTCAAACCGGGCAAACCGGAGCCTTACCCGCGCCTCATCGGGCCGAAGTTTGCCGCGCGCATCGCGCACGATTCCGGGCCAAACTCTTTCGACTATTACCGTCTCATCCTGGGAGTAATGAAGGTTGGTTTCGCGCTTTCGCGCGTCATCACCCGCCAGATATGCCGCGACAATCACGCGCTGGAGGGCGTTGTGTGGGCCGATGACAAGCAGACGCGCCTGTACGCCCTCGACCCCACCTACGGAGGGGAAGATCGCTGTATCGGCATGGAAATGAAGTTTGGTTACGACACCAGTGGAAAAGAGATATTGGACATTGCTCCTTACGACGTGTTTCGCATTGACCTGTCGTTGACCAATGCAAAGACGGGCGAACTGGTTTCCCCGGAAGATCAAATCGCCAACACCCTCGCCGTGAAGTTGGGCGAAACGAAAATGCCAGACGGGAGCCATACCTACGTCATCCCGCCGGAGAATGTAGGTTACGACGCGACCGGCAAGGGCACGATCGGAGCGGCGTTCGCCCGGCGGTTTGGCCGGCGCGTGCCAACGGCGATTGATTCCGGCGCGCAACCCACCGAGCGGGCTGTGCGGGCAGACCTTTACACAGAGGACAAAACCACGGGCCAGCAACGGCTCAAGACCTGCCGGGAGCATTACTCGAAATTCGTCTCTGAAATGTGGTTTTCGGCGCGATACACCGCCGAGGCTGGCCAGATGCGGGGGCTGTTAGAGGACGTTATGGCCGAGGGCTGCGCGCGCATTTACAACCTGGTGTCCGGGGATAAGATCGAAGTCGAACCAAAGACCGACCCGAAGAAAAAGGAGGATTTGAAACGACGCTTGGGCAAGTCACCCGACCTGTTTGACTGCCTCGCCATCGGCGTCGAGAAGGCGCGGCAACTCGGTTTCACCATTGGACGTTTGGGCCAAGACGTGGTAGATGTACAGAAACAGGAAGAAGATTGGTTTGAAACCGAACGAAAACTTGAAGAGGACGCCATCAAGGCCGGACTTCTTGAAAGAGTGAAATAATGGCCTGCTACCGACTTCGATCTTTTGACGTGACGCCGCGCGGCGGGTATTTTTTCCAGCAAAACGGCCATCGTTTCGGCCCTGAGCCGGTCATTGAAAACATGGCCAAGCGGGTTTGGGGCTTCCGCAAGGGGAACAACCTGCCACGCGCGACCTACCGGGAAGCCATGGAAGACATCAGCATATACCAATGCAGTAGCCGCGGGAACGATCCGCTTTACTGCATTGAGTGCAACCCCGGCCAGTCGAATGACCTGCCGATCATGGGTGATACCCCAGGACTGAACGGTCCTTGCAAGGGCTGCGGTGCAAAAGTTTCTTGACGTATGAGGCTGCTTGATGAAATAAGGCGGGATGCAAATGGAGCGCAAGTCTTGCGGGACTGGCTCGGCGAGGGCGTGCCGGTGCCGCAGGAGTACGCCAATGGCCGTGCGGTGGCTTGCCTCATTGGGGATAACGGTAATCCTTGTCCCCATAACAGATCCCCCAAGTGGTGGGAAAAGCTTTTCAAAGACCCCATTGCGGCGGCCATCCGGGAACAGCTTGAAGTAAAAAACCGCATGAAGCTGGCCACGCCGCATGATGAACAAATCCACATGTGCTCCATCTGCGGATGTTGCCTGTCGTTGAAAGTCTGGACGCCGATTGAGTTCATCAAGGCCCACACGTCACCCAGGGAAAGGGAGCAATTCCCGACGTGGTGCTGGCAAAAAATAGAAATGGAGTTGACATGAGCAATTTTTCCACGCCGGGAAAAGTCCTTGAAACCATCATGGCGGGCGACGAGGTCGAGGCCGTGCGCGGCCGCAACCGATGCAAGGTGCTCCGTTCCGCCAATGGTTGCCCTCCCCTCGACGAGGAAACCGCCAAAAAGCTCGGCCTGAAAATCAATGTCGAGTGGGGGGAACTGCTGGAAATTCTAGTGAAGGCCCGTGGCCAGCTTATAAAGGCCTTCTTATCCAACCAGTATTTTTTCACCGTCAAACTAAAAAATGCGCCGCCGGAACATCAGTCGGAATGGGAAAGCCTCATCACGGAGGAAATCAACCGCCCCCTGCGGGAGAGCAATGAATATTTTGAGCTTCACCGATCCCGCTGGTCAAGCGTCGTCACGCATGGCGTCGGGCCGATGGTATGGCGCGATAGAGAGAAGTGGTTGCCCAAGTTCAAGGCCATGGCCGACGTGCGGATACCCACCGATACGACCGTGGACTTTGCCAACCTGACTTGGTTCGCCACGCGCGAATCTTACACCGTCGAGGAATTGCTGAAACTGGCCTTTTCCGAGGAACCAAACAATCGGTGGAACAAGGAGGCCGTGGCGAACATCCTGAAAAACTACAAGGAAGTCAATTTTACCGACGCGACCAACAACTACAATTTCGAGACGGAACCGGAGAAACTGATGGAGTTGGTCAAGCAAAACGGAGGGTCTTACGGGAGTGACGCGCTTCCGACCATTCCGCTGTGGCACTTCTATTTTCAGCAGGGAGATCAATGGTATCAGCGAGTCGTGCCGGAACAGGATACGGTGCGGGGGGCGGATCAGGACATCTTTCTCTGGCCTGACGACATCACGAAAGATGACCCCGGAGAGCCGGAAGGCGGTTCTTGGCGGCAATTGATCCATTGCCAGTTCGGCGACCTTTCGGTTGATCCGCCGTTCAAATACGCGGCGGTGCGGGGCCTGGGTTACATCCTGCTTGAGCCGACGTTTTACTTGAACCTGACGCGCAACCGTCTCTTGCAGCATGTCCATGACAACTTCAATATCTGGTTGAAAACGGAAGACAACCCGGAAAAGGCGAGGGTATCCGTCCAGCAATTTGGCAACATGGGCGTCTTGAAAAAGGGCGTGAGCATCGTGCCGCAAACGGAGCGTCATCAGATTCAGTCGGCCTTGGTCGAGACGCTGTTCGCGCAACTGACGCAACTGCAAGCCAACGCTTCCAGCCAATACACTCAGCAGGCGGATACGGGCACGGAAAAGGAGCAGACCGCTTTCGAGACGCGGGTAAAGATGGAGCAGGTCAATGCCATGATGAGCAGCATCCTCCTGACCGCGTTCAAATACGAAGCCGGGGCCGACCGGGAGATTTGCCGCAGGTTTTGCATCCCGAATTCATTCGATGAGGACGTGCAGGAATTTCAAAGGGTCTGCAAAGAGGGGGGTATCCCGGATGACTTCTTGAAAATCAAGCGGTGGATTGTGGAGCCAGTGACGCCCCTGGGCATGGGCAATCCCACCATTGCCATGACGATGGCCAAGGAGCTTTTGGCTGTGCGCCCGATGCTGCCGCCGCAAGCGCAACAGGAAGTCTTGCACGAATACCTGTTGATCGTCACCAACGATTGGCGCAAGGCCGCGCGGTGGGCGCCCCTCAAAGGCCCGCTCATGGAAACGGACGCCAAACGCGAGATGGTGGGTTATTTTGCCTGCCTCATGGAAGGCGTGCCCGTGCCGCTGTCGCAGGCCAACGTGATTGACCAACTAGAAGCCCTGCTTCCGCTCTACGCAGCGAAGATCGCGCAAATCACGAAACGCGACAACATGGCCACGCAGGATGAGGCGACCGGCCTGGCCAACGTGAGCAATTACATCGGTATGGCTCTGAAACAGTTCTCGCAAGACCAGACCCAAAAGCCCAAAGCCAAGCAGTTCGAGACAATCAAGATGCAACAGGACAATCTGGCGCGGGGCATCATCCAACGCGGGGAGCAGATGCGGCAAAAGCAGGCGGCGGCGGCACAGCGCAACGGGGCTGGCGGGGAGATGGCCTTGAAACTGCGCGAGCATCAGATGGAGTCCGCGCAAAAGTCCAGGAGCAAGGAGGCCGAGACGCAGCAACTTTTGCGGCATCGGGAGCAGGAATTTCAGCAGGAGCAACGCCACCGCGCGACGGAGACAATGGCCGGGATTGCTCAGGACGGGTTTAAGGCGTTGACCGACGCGGCCAATAAACGGCGGAGCATGTTCGAGGAACCGGAATCCGCAAGCACGGAGGAATAATGCCCGAAGGCGAAACAACTGAGGACGGAGAGGATTGCAATGATCCAGAGGAAGAAGACGAAATTGCAGGCGTCACCAGTAATGCAGGAAGCCGTGTCCTGTGAGACCAAGCAAAAAATTTATCAGAACTATGGCTCCTACCAATAGGAACAAGCCGGTCCAGACCGTGAGCACGAGCCCCGGTAAAGCCATTTTCTCGATAAACCAGCGCCCTAGCCACCATATAATTGCGCAGCAAATGCTGATAATGAGAACGGCGAATAAATCATGGACAAGACCACCACTGGTTGCTAATTCTGCGAATATCATGGCAGCAAGATACGCCGAATGGGGTGCGACGGGTATAAGGTGTTACACGTAGATATGAAGAGATCGGA